CGGCACGGCGATGGTCGGCGTGTTGTTCGGGCGCGTATGGGCCAGGATGATGGCCAAATGGATGAAGCGTCGACGCAGCCACGATCGCGGCGGGCGCGATGCCGCCGCCGACTAGTAGCCAGGAAGTCGCATTCGCCCTGCTTCAGGACGAGGTCGCCAGACTGCGGCGGGAGCGAACGTGCGACCTAGAGCAATTTCGGAAGGAGCAGGAAGCCGATCGTGCGGCCATCAAGGAAATACAGAAATGCATCGCTCAGATCAAGCTTACGCACCTCAAGTGGGGGATGGTCGCTCGTATGGCTGGATGGGGCATCGGCGCACTAGTCGCAGCGTGGCAGCTCGTCTGGCCGATCGTTCGCGAGTTCTGGAAATGATGCGCCCCGTCCTGGAGGATTGGCGAGCGGTCGCCGTCTTAGTGATTCTGACGGTGATCGGGTTCAACCTCGCTAACAGCGTGATCGCCTATGTGATGGCTCCGAGCGGCCCGGCTGCCGTGTTCGAGCCGATCGAGATCGTGACGCGCACCGTGCGCGTTGGCGAGGGACTGCGCTACCACCTGCGCGGCCAACGGCCGCGCCATGATTGCTCCGGTTTCGGCCCGGTCAGCCTGCACAACGCCGGGGGCCTGCGCGTCAATGTGGGATGGCGCAACGCCATCGAGGCCCGTTTGGATATGATCGACGAGGAGCACATCGTGCAGGTGTCGCCCGCCACGCCGCCAGGCCGATATCAGATGGTCATCACGATGGCCTACATCTGCCGCGGCGACGACATCCAGTCGATCAAGGCCACAAGCGATTGGATCAACGTGCTGCCGTCGCTCAATCTTCGTTACCCAGATCGCTGATTATGTCCAAGCCTCGCGCTGCATGGGACGACTGGCGCGACATTCGGACCATCCCGCCGCGGACCACGGTCGAGGTCAGGACCGTCACGGGCCTGATCCGGCGCGCGCGGCTCGCCTATCCGGACACCGAGCCCCGGTACGAGCGTCGCACCAAGTCAATCGCCTGCTGGGGCATTGGTTCTGGCGACCTCAAGGCCGTAGCGTGGCGGCCGCTGCCGGTTGACAGCGAGCGCCCAGCGGGCAGATGATGAACGGGGAAGGGGACCAGCCATGAAGCGCATGAAGGCCCACGCGGCGGGTGCGGGCGGCGGTGTCGGGGCCGCGCTCGCCACGCTGATGATCATCGTGCTGCAGCGCAACGGGATCGATCTGGGCGCCGAGGGCGAGGTGGCCGTGACGATCCTGGTTGCCGCTGTCGTTGCCTGGATCGTGACCGAGCGGTCGCCGGCGAACGCTTGACCACCGAGGGGGTAGTTCTTTGCAGGACGCGATTGTTGCCTGCCGCATCCAGCGGTCCCGCCTCAAAGGCTGGCGGATGCCGCCCGGGGCCATCTACGTCGGGCGGCCGACCGTTTTTGGTAACCCTGTCTCATGCACTCCGCATGGGTGTGTCAGAAAGCCTTGCGGGTGCTGCGAGCCGTATCGGTGCTGCGTCGATGTCTATCGCGAGTACGTGCTCAGCGGTATCGAAGGGCGGCAGTCCTATACCGGCTCGTTGAACATCGCGGTCGACGCCGCCGAGGGCTACCCGATGCGCGCAGAGCTAGTCAGGCGATTGCCAGAACTACGCGGGAAGGACCTGGCTTGCTGGTGCTCGCTCGACCGGCCATGTCACGCAGACGTGCTTCTCGAGCTAGCGAACGCATGAGGCGATGGTGCGCGCCCGTCACCGATCGCTCAGGTAGCTGAGATCGACATCACCCTCGGCGGGGTCGAAATCCTCGATGATCTCGCAGTCGATGAACGTATCTGCACCGGGGCCGCCGTTGCAACGATCGGTGCCTTTCCCTCCATCGAGCCAGTCGTCACCAGGTCCACCAGTGAGGCGGTCCGGGCCTTCCTGGCCGTAGAGCCGATCGGCGTGGTCCTGGCCATGCAGCCGGTCGGCGCCGCGCCCCCCAAGCACGTGATCCTCGCCCGTGCCGGCATAGACAACATCGTTGCCGCAGCCGGCGAAGATGAGGTCGTCGCCTGCTCCGCCGTGGGCCACGTCGTCGCCGCAGCCTAGCATGAGCTTGTCGAAGCCGTTTCCTGCGCGCACCAGGTCCGGGCCTGCCCCGAGCTCCACCAGGGCATCGGCGGCCCCGGAACCGCGATCGTCGACCACGACCCGGGTGGTGAGCCAAAGCCACCGGTCCTCGTCGGCGGCGGCCGCGACGTAGATGACATCCGCGCCCAGGACCGTGCCGGCCATGCGGATCACGCCATCGGCACCGGGCGTCACCACGACGGCAGGTCCGCTGCCGTAGCCCGAGAGAGGCTGTACGGGCGCCGGCTGTAGGGTGGCAGCGCTGGCCGTCAGCGCCGCCACGTAGATGGCAACGAAATCGGTCGGCATCACTGGTCTCCTGCATTGTCGTCGAGGATGGCGCAGGCCTGATGAGCGGTGAAGTCGCCCAGCCAGCCCTTGACCCCAACCAGCGAATGCTGGCCGGTATTCCCGGCGTTGACGGCGGGATAGTGGAAGATGCCGAGATCAGCCAGCAGAGCATGGATGCTCTTCTCGCGTCCGTCCAAGTGCCACAAACCTGTCATCGCTCGTCCTCCTCGACTGTGTCAGATCAGAGTGGCGCGGGTCACAACGGTCTCGGCCACGCCTTGAAAGTTCTGGTGCGCCTTGACGGTCGCATCCATCTTGAGGTTGGTCCCCGGCGTCACGTCGATTGCCTTGCTGGCCCACCAGACCACGATGGCGCCCTCGGCCGTCGCCATCTTCAGCATCGTCCTGGTGCCGTAGTCGCTCTCGAAATGCCGGCAGGTCGTGACCTTGCCGGTGAGGCCCTTGAGCCGCTGCTTGGGCTGGCCGATCCACGTCGATACCTTGGCCTGTGCCCGGATTTCCTCGCTGCGCTCCAGATGTCGGTAGTACGCCGATACGGCCGAGCAGATCAGCCCCAGGCGCTTGGCGTCAACATCCTCGTCCTGCATGGCCAGGACCAGGTTGTGCTCGTAGTCGCTGAGCCTCGAGCGTTCGGCCAGATTGCCCAGCACCCAGCCCATGACCTCGTCGGCCTTGGCAACATCGGCCTCGGTGGTGCCGCCAGCGTCGGTCACGTCCTGAAACCATGCCGGCGGGTTCGGCCCTGGCGACAGCCACGCGCTCACCCGAGTTGCGGTCGAGGTGGCCAGCACATCGTTGGCAGCCTGGCCCTTGCTGATCCATCCAAACACCCTAATCATCGTCACGGCGGCAATCAGGGTGGTCTCAGCCGAGATGGTCTTGACGGCCCGGCCCTCGCCGCCGCACCAATCGTCGAGCTCGCGCTCCAGATCGGTCAGCAGTTCGGCCATGGTCAGAGCATGCTCGGGACTGTCGTGGCCGGTAAAATCGGCCAGACAGGTAGTGCCCACCTGCCGCCATTCGTCGGTCACGGGGTTGTGCAGGATAACCACTTTGGCGCGGTGGCGACGGAGGTTGCAGTGCTCGCAGGCCCGCCCGTCGCCCGTCCGAAACCGCTCGGGCATGTCGCCGAGGCCGGATCGAGGCAGCGCGCCGATGAAATTGCTATGGTCGCCGGGCTCGACGATGCCGGCCACCTGCCAGCCCTCAAGCATCGGATTGACGCCATGCAGCCGGATCGTGAGGCCCATCATGGTCACACTGTAGCCCTCGGCGCTCGGGCCACAGTAGACCGAGAACTGGGCGGGGGCGCGGTCGACGATCTCGACCTCGACTGGCGGCTGGCTGAGTTTGGCCGCCCGCTTGTTGATGCCGGCGATCCGCTCGCGTAGACGCGGGAGGTTGCTGGCGGGGATGTGGTAGAGGTCGGTCATCTCTCGTCTCCCTGTGGGGTTTGTCAGACGCTCGCGCGCTCCAGACCGTGCTTGGCCCGGCACGCCTTGGCGGTGGCGCTGTCGTTGTTCAGGCGAGCACAGTCGGCAGCCGCCGCACGATCGCTCTTGTACGTGACGCCGGTCGCCACAGGCTCGGTCGGCCGTCCTGGACGCTTGGTCACGAGCACCTGCTCGATCTGGTTGGCGGCGTTGCGGCGGTAGCCATGGTATTGCAGGGTCATCGGGGTCGCTCCCTTGCTGTTCATGCTCATAATGTAGCGCGGGCGTTAACTTTGCGCAAGGGAAAAATACCGCTTGCGCTTCATTTTTTCTGGGGCTAGTGTCGCAGACATGATCAGCGACAGCGTGCCTGAGTACAGCGTGTGGCAGGGCATGATCCGGCGCACGACCAACCCGTCCGACCGGTCGTTCCACCTCTACGGCGGGCGGGGGATCGTCATGTGTAGCCGCTGGCGCCATGACTTTGGTGCCTTCATGGCTGACATGGGGCCACGTCCGAGCCGGAAGCACACCATCGAGAGAGACGACAATGATGGGGACTACGAGCCCGGAAACTGCCGCTGGGCAACGAGATCCGAGCAGATGCGCAACACTAGACGCACGCGATGGATCGAATATGACGGGCGGCGCCAGTGTCTCGCTGACTGGGCACAAGAGGTTGGTATCAGCGCTGCCCTCCTGCGCGCCCGTCTCGACACGCTTGGATGGTCTATCGAGGAAGCGCTAGCCACGCCTACACGACGTGGGCAGCCAAGCCGGAAGATATCGCAGGGGGCGGCGACCATGGACATCGGACACCGGGTCAGAGAGCTACGTGGCGCGCGCCGGCAGACCGAGGTCGCCGATGCGTCTGGCATCGGGCGCACGGTCTGGTCAGCGATCGAGCGGGGCCACAGGGTCCCGACGCTGCCGACGCTCGAGGCGCTGGCCCGTGGGCTCGGCGTGACGCTGGCGGAGCTGGTGGACCCGGAGCACGCGGCGCGCAGGGTGCCGCAGGACGAGAGAGACCAATGATGATCACCATCGCTCGCTATGTTCCGCTCCATCGATGGCTGGGCTATCTAGCTGATGGCTGGACGTTCGCCACATTGCCTGTTGTCGAGCCGATGGCGGGCAATCATGGGCACTATGCCGTCCTGATGGTGAGGGCCGAATGACCATCCGCTCCTGGTGCATCAAGGCGGTTGACGCTGGTGGCCGGCGGGTCGACGTTGTGCTTTACCGGGGCCCGGATGTGCCGCTGCATGACGCCATGGCCGGCGCGCTGGCCCGCCGTGGGCTCCGGGCCGTCTTCTCGGGCCCCGACGTGATCCGAGAGTTGCCCGCGTACCGCTCAACAATGGAGGACGATGTCCGATGAACTCGGTCCCCGAGCTCAAGGCCCGTATCTGGAACGGCGCGACCCCGGCCGAGGCGTTCTCGGCGACGACCCGCGATCCGAGCGAGCCTGGCTATGACCAGCTGATTGACGAGCTGCGGCATCGGCTCAATGGCGACGCGCTGCCGCCGGAGATCGCGCGGGAGATCGAGCAGAACACGAGGGCGTTCGAGGATGCGATGGCCAAGGAGGCCGCGACGTGGGATGAACTGGACCCGTTGCCGCGTCCTGAGGAGAACCACGCCATGATGACGCTACAGGCCAGCCCTCATGCGCTCGAGGGGTCGGCGCCAAATAGCATTGAGGCATTCGACTGGGCTGTTGCTGCCGATGGGTGGGACGCTGACATGGCCCTGACGGCCGTGGACATCGATATTGCCGCCCCCAACTTCGCGGAGTTCGCCGCTCACGTCACCGAGCGCGGTGCCGATGGCAATCTGCTGCCTGGCCGGATGTCGGTGAATGCTCTCGCTCCGCTCATCGGTATGGCGCGGTCGACGCTAAAAGGGCGGATCAAGAAGTGGCGGGAGGCGCAGTCATCCAAGGATCAGGCAAGGCGTGATGTTGAGGAAGCTCGGACGCGCTCTACGGTCCCTGCGAGGTCTGACACGGCCGGCGGCGTCGTTCCGGCCCCTACCCTACCGGACGATGCGCCCGAGGTCGCCAGCGGCGAGCCTGAGGCGGATCAGGAAGCGGCGATCAAGAAGGCTTTCGGACTAGACGCGCCATGGCGTCACGGAGTACCTGATTGGGCCGGGCAGGTCCGCGAGAACCAGCGCATCGTCCAGCGGGCGGACCAGAAGGCGGTGCTCGAGGGTTCTGCGGACAACGATCTGTCCCGGCCTTCGTGGCCGGTGTACAATGCCGTGATGCAGGAGCGCGATCAATTCGAAGCGCAGGTTTATGCGTTGGAGAAACGCAACTCCGCTCTGGTACATGAGCGCGATCGGCTCCGCGACCTAGTCATAACGATGGAGGTCTGGACCACACGCGCCCAGCAAGGCGACAGCCACTCCATGGCCATCGGGGCCGTCGCCGCGCTCGTGGGCGAGTGTCTGGGCATTGATCATTGATGCCGGTCCACTACCGCATCGACCAGCCGCCGCGTGGCCGTCACCAGGGCTACGTCGCCGCAGTATCGGTCGATGCCACGACCGGAAAGGTGACCGACGCCGCGCCAATCATGCGCTGGACTATTGGACGTGGCTGGGATGGTGTGCTCGACCAAGCCCGCCGCGGACGCTACGGATGGCAGGTCGACCGACTATATCCTGGCAAAGGTCTATGAAGTGTAGGAACTGATGATGCGAACCAAGGATGTACCGATCGACGACGTGAAGCCGTACCCGGACAATCCTCGCCGCGACCACGATGTTCCGCGCATAGCGACCTCAATTCGCGCCTTCGGATTTCGGCAGCCGATAGTGGTCGGCCCCGACGGCTACGTGGTCGCCGGCCACGGCCGCCTCCTCGCCGCCCGCGAGCTCGGCCTCGACAAGGTGCCGGTGCATGTCGCCGACGACCTGACCGAGGAGCAATGCCGCGCCTACCGGATCGCCGACAACCGCTCAGCCGAGGGTAGCGAGTGGGACGAGCGCGCACTCCTCGCCGAGCTTGAGATGCTGGACGAGGACCGGCGGCGAGAGGCCGGGTACGACGAGGATGACGAGGCCGAGCTGCGGCGGCGCATCGAGCAGGAGGAACTCGCTGCAGCTGACCACGATGGCGAGGATGACGTGCCTGATCCGCCCACCGTGCCCGTCACCAAGCCCGGCGATCTGTGGCGGATGGGCGAGCACCTGCTGGCGTGCGGGGATTGCACGGACTCGGCCGTCGTCGCGCTCCTCGGCGACCACGGACATCTGATGGTGACTGACCCGCCTTATGGCGTGAATTATGATCCGTCGTGGCGGGACGACAAGCTTGGCGATGGCAATAGATCGTTGGGCAAGGTTGCGCGGGATGATGAGGTCAATTGGAACAAGTCATGGACTTTGTTTCACGGGGATGTCGCTTACATTTGGTCGGCAGATCGTAGTGGCAATCTAATACGGTCTGGTGCAGCGCTTGAAAGCGCAGGGTTCAATGTTCGCGCTCTGATTATCTGGCGGAAGCAACATTTTGCCATCGGCCAGGGAAATTATCACTATCAACACGAGCCGTGCTGGTACGCTGTGCGCAATGGCAAGAAAGCCCATTGGCGAGGCGACCGGACGCAATCGACCGTGTGGGATATCTCGACGACATCGACAGCATTCGGCGGCAACGCTGATGATGGCAAGACCAACCATAGCACGCAGAAGCCGGTCGAGTGTATGCGCCGGCCGATGGTGAACAACAGCAACGAGGGCGATCTGGTTTATGATCCGTTCGTGGGCTCAGGCACGTCGATCATCGCCGCCGAAAGCATTGGCCGTCGGTGTCGCGCGATCGAGATCGACCCGGTGTACTGCGACATGACCGTCGACCGCTGGCAGCGTTTCACGGGCAAGCAGGCAACCCTCGATGCCACCGGCGAGACGTTCGACGACCTGCGTGCGGCTCAAGCCGTGGAGGCAGCCGAATGACAACCACCTGGTACGTGCCAAAGGAGACCTGGCTCGCGCTCCTAGCCGATGGGTGGCGGTTTGCCGACTGGACCACGGGGCCAATGCTTGGCCACCACGGCCATTATTGCATTCTCATGGTGCGCGATGCCTAAGAAAACCCTCCTCATCACCCAAGCCCCGGCTCGCAAGGGCACCCGCGCCGATCCGCTCACCGGAGCCACAGGCAAGCGCCTCGCTGCCCTAGTCGGCATGGATCTCTCCGCGTTCGCGGCCATGTTCGAGCGCGCCTATCTCGTTCCAGACTGGTCGGGCCCAGAACGGCAGCCGCCGTCGCTAGAGCTTCTCAATGCCGGAGCCGACAAGCTGCGCCCCACGCTCGCCGGCCGTCGGGTATTGATGATCGGTACGCGTGTTGCGGAGCGGTTTTTCATGTTCCGGCCCGAGCACTATGATTGGTTTCAGTGGTCCGAGGCCGAGCCAGGCTTTGAATTTGCGGTCGTGCCGCATCAGCTTGGTGGCGGTGGCGGGGTTTCAAATTGGTGGAATGACGAGGGCAATGTTCGCCGCGCTCAGGAGTTCGTGCGAGGGATCAAGGTCGGATTTTTGGCCCCAGCCAAGAGAAGAGGCAAGGATAGGTTCAGTGTCGAGGAGGTCAAGGCGGCCCTGGAGGCCGGGAGGGGCGTCTATTCGTGGGCAGCAGAGATCCTGGCCGAGACTACCGGGGTCTCGTGTCATGCCAAGACTATCAGGCGATACGTCGAGGACTACAACGAAGAGATTTCCCCGGCGCTAGACAGGTCGCGCGCGATCATGGCGGGCGGCGTCGTCAAGGGCATCATGGCCAAGGCCGAGGCTGGCGACATGGCTGCGCTCAAAGAACTGGCCGGCTATCGGTTTGTTCAGGACGCGGCCCGGGAGCTGCTGGGCATCGATCTGCGCAAGAATATCGGCGTGGAGCACAGCGGCGGCGTCGATCACCGGCATCTGATCCCCGACGAGCTCGCGACTGCGCTCGAGGGAGCCTCGGCTGAGGAATTGCGCGTTCTGATGCGCTTCCACGGACGGGTGATCAACGCCACGCCCGACAAGGTGGAAATCTCTCCTCCGAAGCGTTAATAGTCCTATGCCATGAAGGCGCCGAACAATCAGCGTGAGTTTTCGTCCGTCCAGTGGTTCGAGGCCGCGGCGCGGAAGCTTGCCCTGATGAGCTTCGAGGACTTCGTGGCTCAGGCGTGGTCCGAAGCCGGGTTGCCAGGCAACTTCGTCAGGGGCTGGCATATCTCGCTGCTGTGTCGGCGGCTACAGATGATCTCGGAAGCGGGGCGTGGCCGGTTCATGTGGGCAAGCCCGCCTCGGTCATCGAAAAGCTCTGTACTCAACGTCTTCTGGCCGGCATGGGTCTGGGCTCAGGAGGACGACCACGACCGGCTTCTAGGACGGTGGGTTCAATTCCTGTGCCTCACCCACCGAGACGATCTGGCGGTCCGGGACAGCCAACGCTGCCGGCGCTTGATCAAGTCTGACTGGTATCAAGGGCTGACGGCGGGCCGGGTCCAGACCATGCCGGATGCCGACCAGAGCAGCTACTTTGCGCTTGAGGGCGGTGGATCGCGGCGAGCCTTCAGTCTGCGGGCCGGCGTCACGGGCCATGATTCGGACATCCAGATCGTCGATGACTGTTATAGCACCGAGAACGTTCTATCCTCGGCCGAGCGCGCGCATGTCGAGTTCGTCTGGGACGAGATGCTGCCCAGCCGCGTGAACCACCCAACCCGCAACGCCGTGGTGCTTGCGGCGCAGCGGACAGCCACGACGGACCTGCACGCCCACGTGATGAAGGGCGAGGACTACCGGGCCGGTCGGTGGCACTACGATGCGATCTCGGGCGTCAAGGAGGCCGAGGAGCCGCACGCGCCCCCAGAGGATCAGCGCGCCATAGGCGAGGTCTACTGGCCGGGTCGGTTCACGCCCGAGACCGTTATGGCGCTGGCCAACACCAAGGTCGCGCAGTCGGCCCAGATCCAGCAGAAGCCGGCCAAGCGCGAGGGCAAGGTTTTTGGCAACGCGCAGTGGTCGATCGTCGACGACTGGCCCCGCGCGGCCACGCTGGTCCGCTACTGGGACAAGGCGGCGACCGAGGAAGGACGGGCTGCTGATCCAGACTATACCGCGGGCGTCCTCATGGCCGTGGACCGCAACGGCATTGCCTACGTGGTCGACGTGGTGCGGGGCCGGTGGTCGCCCGTGCAGGTCGAGCAGCGCATCCGGATCACGGCCGAGAGCGACGGCACCGGCGTCCCGATCTGGATCGAGGAGGAAGGCGGCAGCGCCGGCAAGGACGTGACGAGCAACTACCAGCGCAATATCCTGCGAGGCTTCGCAGTCCGCGGCGACCGGCCCACGGGGCCCAAGCTGGTCCGAGTAGACCCCTACCTTGCCGCCGCTGAAGCGGGCAACATCCGACTGGTGCGCGGCACTTGGAATGCCGAGTTCCTGGCTGAGCATGACGAATGGACGGGAGGAGACGCCGAGCACGACGACCAGATCGTGGCCGCGGCAGGGGCGTTCAAACAGCTGGCCCTGCACTACGATGGCGAGGCGCGCGGCGTCCGGGTCGTGAAGCTGGGCGGGTTCTGAGCTTTTCAAACAAGAACCCCCCGACCAGGCCGGCCGAGGGGCTGAGTTGAGGGAGATTTGGGGGGCTACCCGAGCCAAGGTCATCCCTTGGCAAGACAGTCGTAGCGCGCCGGGGGACGGCCGTCAACGGGAGTCACGGCAGGCGCCCATCCTAAATTGTGGTCGCGCGGAAACCACGCAAGACCTGCCATACCTAGACCAGGCACCGGCAGTGGTAGGTTCTCAGCAGCGTTTACCCGAGGCTGTCCGTATCGTGGACCAGACGCCTGCCCCCACTGGGTCTCAAGAGGTCGCCAGGGCTTGGACCTGGACGGCTGGGCGTAGGCACCCAGAAGATTGGCATACAAGGCCTCGGCTATCCCTCAGCGCCCTACCAGGGCAGTCGGGGGCTCGCGGGCTCGCCCGCTGCTAGGGCAGTTTGGTTACAGCGTTTACCCAGGCTGTCGGCTGCGCATCACCCCGTCCTGGTAGCTCGGCCTCTATGGGGGCGCTCGGACCGTAGCCGCTCACGAGCACTGTTCTAGAAACCGATTGGTCGTCTAGAGCGTCATGCTTTCTTTCTCCAGCGAGGGGCCACAGGCGTCGTCAATGCTTTATCAACGCCCCACTTTTCAACGCGCCGGGCTAATCCAGCCGAGCTTATCCCTACGATCCTAGCCCAGTCGACGCGGAGTAGTCGTATGCCTTGGCACTCGAGCCAGACATTGTCGCGCCTGTTGCCATTTTGCTGGCCCCATGTTGCCCATCGACAATTCGATGGCTCGTATCCTTTGTCATTGTCGATCCGGTCGATGCTATGGTTTGGACTCGGCTTCGGCCCCATGTCCTGGATAAATTGAACAGGGTTGGCCCACCGTTGGCAGACCGAAATACCTCGCCCGCCGTAATTGTGCCAAGACTTGTCGTTTGTATTAAGGCAGCGGCTACGCATGCCAGACCAAATAATATATTCTGGCGACTTGACCATGCCGTGGCGGGTGGCCATTTTTCTGGTTTTTTCACGCTGCAAGCAGCCGCAACTGCTAGAATTCCCATGCTTTAAGTTCGCGAGGCTTATACGATTGCTTACAGTGCCGCAGTCACATCTCGCTGAGACAAAGCGCGTTGCCGCTCCCTGTTGGCCGTATGGGAGGCGGCCAAGGTCACCCGTTACAACCCATCTGCCATATCGCTTCCCGATTTGTGTATAATTGCCCACGTCGCATCACTCCCACTCTTGCATGGGCCGCTGGCTTGGGCTATATCAGGGGAACTACTCCCCCTGGTTGCCGCCCGGCAGCGGTCTCCAGATAACGCCTCCCGGTCCGTCGTGGTCGGGGGGCGTTTCTCGTTCTAGCCCAGGACCGGGCCCTTAGTCGACCGATTTTGTTGACCCGGCTCCGCAAAAAGGTCATGGTGCGGCGCATGGCGAAGATCATCGGCATCGACGCACGTGACGCGCCCCAGGCGGAGCGGATGCAGGCCTGGCAGGAATGCCGCGACTGCTACGCGGGCGCGGCCAAGGTCAAGGAACGTGGCAACGGCGAGACTTACCTTCCGCGGCCATCGGGGCACGATGACCAGGACTACGCCAACTATCTGGCCCGCGCCTACTTTGTGAACTGGATGGCCAGGACCGCCAGCGCCATGGTCGGCATGGTGTTTCGCATTCCGCCCCGGATCGAGCCGCAGATCGATAACCCCGAGGACATCGGCGCCAAGCTGATGAACGACATGAGCCGCAACGGCATGTCGGCCAAGCAGGTTGCCGAGCTCGTGTTCCGCGAGACGGTCAAAGTGCGCTATGGCGGCGTTCTGGTCGACCAGCCGGCGTTGACCGTGCTGCCCTCGACCCGGAGCGAAGAACAGGCCCTCGGGGTGCGGCCGTTCGCGTCCTGGTACGATGCCGAGGACATCCTGGAGACCAGTTTCGACCGGGACGCCACCGGTGCCCGCAAGCTCTCGCTGGTGCGGCTGCACGAGACGGTCTCGATGCGCAAGCCGACCGAAACCAACCCCTACGCCAAGGCCACGCAAGAGCGGGTCCGGGTCCTGGAACTGGTCGAGGGCATCTATAAGCAGACGCTCTGGCGGAAGGTGGCGGTCGGCGAAGAGGTCGAGTGGATCGCCGACGACCCGGTGACGCCGCTGCGTGGCCGCGAGCCGATGTCGGAGATCCCGTTTCGGATATTCCCCTACCACCAGGAGGAAATCGAGCTCCCGGCCCTGCATCCGCTCTGTGAGGTCAACCTCGCCCACTACCGCAACCAGGCCGACCGTGAATGGGGCGGCCACTGGCAAGGGCTGCCTACCCTTTTCGGCATGTGGAAGCTGCCCCAGGGCGAGAAACAGCCCGAGATCAGGCTCGGCGGGACCGCGCTCAACCACATCAACACCCCGGACGCCAAGGTCGAGACGGTCCACTTCGATGGCGGGCTGCCGACCCTGGAGGCCCTGACGCGCGACAAGGCCATCGATGCTGCGATGCTCGGGATGCGGATGCTGGCGCCCGAGAAGCGTGCGGCCGAGGCGGCCGAGACCGAGGGCATCCGGCGTGCGGGCGAGGTCGGCATCCTCCAGGCCGACGCCAACGCGGCCAGCGGGGGCCTGACCTGGGTCCTGCGGCAGATGTTCCTCTGGGCAGGTCTGGAGACCCAGGCCGAACAAGTCAATGTCGCGCTCAACACCGATTTCATCGCCTCGATGCTCTCCCCGCAGATGGTCCAGCAGCTCGGCGAGCAGCTGGAGGCCGGCCGGATCACCTACGAGATGTATCTGGACGCCATGATGCGCGGCGAGGTGGTACGGTCAGATGAGGACTTGGCCGGCATCAAGACTCAGTTGGCCGCCGAGCGCCGCGAGCGCGACGACGCTGGGCTCGAGGGGTTTGCTCCGCCGACGATGGGGCCAATCCGTGAGGTCCTAAAGGTTGTGCCCGAAGAGGATGATGTCGCATGATGGCCACCCCTGATTTGGCCAAGAACCGTGGCGTTCTCGGCGGGCTGCTCTCGTTCTCGCGGATGTTTCGTGCGGCGGAGCAATACGAGCGGTGGGTCGCCAAGCTCAACATGGCGGGGATCGCCGACCTCGAGGACATGATTATCCACGAGGCCAAGGGATGCTTGATCGGCCCTCGGGACATCGACGTAGCGATCACTACGCTGGCCCAAGCCTGTTTCCGCGGGGCACTCACGCGACGAGACTACGCTGTACTGGCCGAGCACCATCCGATTCTGGGCGCAAAACTGCGAGCGTACCGCCTTGCGGATGCGACCACGATCGAGGCAGTGATTGCGACGCTGAGGCGCAACGCCGATGCTCTGGTACGATGACGACGTGCCGGGGGCCGAGATCCCGGCCGGGTTCGTGCCCGACCTACCGACACCGCGCCCGAGACCCCACCAAGCCCTGGTCATCACCACCAGTGAGCGGCTTGTAGCCTGCCACGAAACCGGGGCGCCGCTCTGGCTGGTCGTGTCCATCAACGCCGGTGAGCCACGGTACGCGACGCTGCCGGCGCGAGCCTCGGAGGGGGGCTCGTGAACGTCCAGGCTGGCCGAACCTACGTTAGCGAGACAGGCGAGCGGCGGTATCTGATCAAGATCACCGGCAGCACGGCGCTCTACGATGTCCCGGGCGGCGGGATGCGATCATGTCGACTGTCGACGTTCCAGCGCTGGGCGGCGCGAGAGGCCGATAGCAGCGAGGCGGCTCCGCCGACCGCCTGATCGATGGCAACCACCAATGAAATCCTCCAGGACGCCGGCATAGAGCACGCGGTCGACATCGCGCGCGTCCAGGAAGCCGCGGGGCGAGACCTCACCGCCCTACTGCGGCGCTCCCACGACGAGCTGCTCGGCAAGCTTACCGACCGTCTCGAGAACATCGCCCAGCGCGGGCCTGGATCGTGGCGCAACAAGCGCCTCGTGGCCATGCTGGCGGCGCTGCACGAGAGCAGCGGCCAAGGGTGGGCCGAGGGCCAGGCGGCGCTCACCGAGGCCCTGCGGACGCTGGCCGAGCTCGAGGGGCTGTGGACCCAGGAGACCCTCGGAACCGCGATCCCACCCGAGATCCTTGCGGCGACCAAGACGACGCTGGTCCGTCCGACCCGGCAGCAGCTCCAGGCCATCGCGGGCACGCCGGTGTTCGGGGGCGAAAAGCTCAGCGCGTGGTTCAAGCGGCTGTCCGACCAGGAGCGGGCGACGCTCGATCGGCAGATCCGGCTCGGGATGATCCAGGGCGAGACGCTGGAGCAGATCATCCGGCGCATTCGGGGCACTCGGGCCGGTGGGTTCCGGGATGGCGTCCTGCCGCAATCACGCAAGCGCGCCGAGGGGCTGGCCAGGACCGCGGTCAACACCGTGAGCGCTCAGGCGCGGGAGATGACGTATCTGGGCAACCAGGACTTGATCAAGGGCGTGGAGTGGCTGAGCACCCTTGATTCGAGGACATCAAGAATCTGCATTTCTCTCGACGGCCGTATTTTTCCGGTCAACAAAGGCCCCCGGCCCCCCGCGCACCCACGGTGTCGATCGAGCACGAGTCCGGCTCTCAAGTCTTGGCGTGAGCTTGGCATCGACATCGACGACCTCCCGCCGGCAACCAGGGCCAGCATGGACGGCCAGGTATCGGAAAAGCTCACCTACGGAGACTGGCTCAAGACCAAGCCGGCGACGTTTCAGGACGAGGTGCTAGGCAAGGGCGTCGCCGACCTGTGGCGGTCGGGCAATATCAAGACCGACGACCTGGTAAATTCGCGGCTGCGGCCTCTGACGCTGGAGGAGTTGCGGGCGAAGGCCGGGGTAGCCGCCGGGTAGCGGTTGGATTTGCCCGCTACCCGGCGTGCCCCTGGTGGGGTCTTAGACGCGGATCACTCGCATGAGAGCCGCTATCCTGTGGATTTGCCGCGGCGTTTCCACGGCAGCACGTCGGCATCCGTCACGATCTGGGGGAAATCGTCATCCGGCCGCCGGAGGAGACGTATCCGGTGCAGCTGTTTGCCTGAAGCGAATGCATTCCACGCCTTGATGAGGGCGCAAGCCATATCGGACCGGCGCAGATACCGTGGCTCTCGTGGGGTGGCGTTGAAAGATTTGATGAGTAGTTCCCGCAACGCCAAGATTGGATCTCCACGCTTCAGGTTTTCTCCGGTTGCAAGGCGTTCGGTGAACTCCGTGGCCTTCTCCGCGTCATATGCCATCATATCCAGTAAAATAAGCATATAAACGCTTTGCGACCTGAAGATTGACCGCACTCTCTCCGAGAGGTTGATCACGAAGTTGAGCGCGTCCGCATGGTTCTCCATGAAATCTATCACGTCTGCCGGCCGAAACTGTGCGGTCTGGTTCCAAGTGTCAAACAATGACGCTGAGAACCCGGTTTCTGCGCTGGCCATGATCAGGCGGGCCAGGGTTTCCATCTTGTTGGCGTTCTTGCCTTTGTATAGGTCCCGCGCAAACCGACGCCGCCCTTGGTCGATCACCGCAAAATCCGACGGATCGACCCCATCGATGAGCACCGTTTTGAGAGGCACGCCGCTATGGACACATGCCAGCAAGCGGTGCTGGCCATCGATCAGATTGCCATTGGCGTCGATGCGGATCGCATCGCCGGTCAAGCGCCAACGACCCTCGGTCATATCTTTGGCGAGCATCTTCACGTGACGCTCGTTCAGGCGCCTCTGGTGATCTGGAACTCTCTCTAAGAGCACTTTCGCCCAACCAGGGGTGATGACGGTCACGAGATTCGCGAGGTCATGAGCGGTCGCATGAGTAGGCTTCATTTGACGACATCCCTGTTGATTTCCGAGACCAACCGATCGGCATCAGCCTCGCTGATCACGATCGCCAGTTGTCCCGATGGTTGTCTCCGTCGTTTGGTCGCGATCCCGATCTCGACCCCCCGTTTTCGCAGCATCCGCAGCGCCGTCGAGCGATCGACGCCCAGCTTGGCCGAAAGCCATTCCCCGGCCAGTACCATGCGTTCCGCCATTCTGTGGCTCCTCAGTGTTGCCTAACCAGCTAGCATGGCTAGCTAAGCAACTGTAGCGCCACATGGCAGGGGTGGCAACGACATTCGGACAAAATCTTGACGCCCTCGCCCAAATAGGCATATGAACACCTACGAAGCGCGCCCGAGGTCCGTGACGGTCACGACTGTCGCTTCCGCAGCATCGGCGTGAGGCCGCCGCTGCATGGTTGGATCTCAAAGAGGCGCACATGCCACTCCCCTTCAGGATCGACGACCTCGAGAAGATCGACGAAGCCCAGCGAGGGCTCTACGTCGAGCACGGTGATGGCTGGAAGTTGGATGTCGAGCTTGGCGACCAAGACGACTCCGGCAAGCTCAAGAAGGCCCTGGAGGCCCAGAGAGCCGAAGCCAAGGCCGAACGTCAGAAGCGCCACGCGATCGAAGAGCGGCTCAATGCCTTCGGCGACGTGGACCCGGATCGGGTCAAGGCGCTACTGGAGGCCGAGGAGAAGAAGACCGTCGATGGTCTGAAGGACGAGGGCAAGCTGTCCGAGCTGCTGGACAAGCGCGATGCCACTCACGCCAAGAAGCTCGCCGAGGCCATCGAGCCGCGCGACCAGCGCATCTCGTGGCTGGAACAAATGTTGACCACGACGCTCGTGGACAACGCCCTACACGCGTCGATCAACGGCAAAGTCGCCGATGGCCTCCGTCGTGGCGCGATGGCGCTACTCAGGGACAAGATCGAGGTGCGGGGCATCAACGGCGGCGATGATGGTGACGCGCCCAAGGCCGTGGTCGTCCAGGATGACGACGTGCTGGAGGTTGGCAAGTATGTCGATATCTGGCTCGCGACCGAAGAAGGCAGCGGCTACGCCAAGGCACGCGGTGACGCGGGCGGCGGCGCTCCGGGCAGCGGACAGCGAGGGATGAACGGAGCCACGGAGAACCCGTGGAAAACCAACAACCTCACCGAGCAGATGCGCATCACGAGAGCCGACCGCAGGCGGGCCACGGCCCTGGCTGCGGAAGCCGGCAAGGTTTTGCCCGCCCCGCTCTAACGGCTCTGGCCCTTTGTCTCACGCCTGACAGAGGACCTTCGTCATGGCAGAAACCGTCCTTGCGGACATCATCGAGCCCGCAATCTTTCAGCAGTACGTGGCCGAGCGTTTCGTCAAGATCTCGGCCTTCTGGCGCTCCGGCGTCGTGGTCCAAGACCCCGAGTTCGATGCCCGAGCGAGCGGGGCCGGTACCACCATCAACATGCCCTATTGGGACAACCTCGGGGGCGCGCTTCAGTACCTCACCGACCAATCTGCCCTGACGGTCAACAACGTCACGGCGGCTCAGGACGTGGCGGTCAAGCACTACCTCGGCAATGCCTGGGCGGCAAACGACCTGGTGAAGCACATCGCGGGCGCCGACCCAATGGTGCATGTCGGCAACCAGGTTGCCCAGTGGTGGGCGGATGCGATTCAGACCGACATCCTGCTCGCCAGCCTCCAGGGGGCATTCGTGGCGGCGCTCGATCCCGAGCACGTCCATGACGTGGCGGTCGAAGCGACCGGCAGCCAGACAGCCGCGACCAAGATGAGCAAGGACAACATCATCGCCGCCGTCGGCAAGCTCGGCGACCGTTGGAGCGAGATCACCGCGATCGCCATGCATTCGGTGCCGTTCCAGACCCTCCAGAGCCTCGATCTGATCGACTTCGAGCACCTCTCGGAGCAGAACATCGTGATCACGCGCTTCATGGGTCGCGAGGTGATCGTCGATGATGATTTGCCGGTCGTGGCCGGAACCACGAGCGGGTTCAAGTACACCAGCTACTGTTTCGGTCGCGGCGCCTTCGGCCATGGCGAAGGGGTGGTCCAGGACAATCGCGCCATCGAGCTTGACCGCGACTCCCTGGCGGGCCACGACATCCTGATCCAGCGCCGCCACATGATCGTCCACCCGCGCGGTGTGGCGTTCACCGGCACTCCGGCCGCGGCCTCGGTGACCAAGACCGAGCTCGAGTTGGGGACCAACTGGACGAAGAAGTGGGCGACCAAGAACATCCCGATCGTCAAGCTGGTCACCAACTGACCGGAGATCGACGGTGCCAGCCTACCAGGTGGGGCAGTTGCTCCAGATCAGCCAGAGCCGCGGCAATGGACGGACGGGGTTCGTCCAGAGCAGCGCGGCGATGGCTGATGGCGGGGCGGCTGCCTACTACCTGGTGGCGCCTCACTGGGGCGATCCGGATTCGCTATCGTTCACGCAGGGATGGGTCGACGAGACCGAGATCGTGGCGGCCCAAACGGCGCCGACCTTCGATGTTGGGGATCAGGTAATCATCAACGGGCGGGGCGGCGAGATCGAGGCCATCGACGGCGACACCCACACGGTCCTGGTCGACTTCGGTGACGAGTACTCGACGCGCCGCGTGCATCGGTACGCGGTTCCTTTCTGGAGGTTGGCGGTGGAGAACAGCCTGTGAGCGTGACGGGTTTCAACGCGCGGCGGCGTGAGGCCGCGGCAAGAGCGGCGGCAGCGGAGCGAACCGTGGTCGCCACTCCAGCGCCCCCGGAGGAGCCTGCCGTCGTGACTGCGCCCCCGGAGGAGCCTGCCGTCGTGACTGCGCCCGCAGAGATGCCTGTCATTGCGTCAGAGTCGGAGCAGGCCACCCGGGGCCGCGTCACAACGGCCAGCGGGATCGTCGTGCTCGTGATCGACAAGGGGCCGGCGTGGCGCCGTCTCGAGGCCCTCAACGGCAGCGTGCTGGTCGAATCCATCCGGCCCGCCGAGGTCGATGCCTGGCTCGCGGAGCACTGAAGCGATGGCCCTGATCGTCGAGGATGGCAGCGGCAAGAGCGATGCCGATGCGTTTGCTTCGGTGGTCGACTATCACACCCGCATGGCGCGGACGGGCGACCCGGAAGCTTCCGTCTATG